CCTTGGGAGATTGAATGGGAAAGATGTAAGCCTTATATAGCAAAGGCTGTAAAACATCAAGATTCCTATACAATTGATGACATAGAGGATAAAATAAGAGGTGGAATATTCCATTTATGGCCAGGCAAAAAGTCTGCATACATAACAGAGTTTGTAATGTTTCCACAACTAAATGCCATGAACCTTTTATTTTGTGGTGGCGATTACAAAGAACTAGAAGAAATGCTACCTCATATAGAGGAGTTCGCTAAGAAAGCTGGCATACAAAGGCTTTACGGCGGTGGCAGAAAAGGATGGACTAGGAAACTAAAACATCTAGGATTTGAAACAGAATATTTAATTAGAAAAGACTTATGAGTAAAGGCAAAACCACAACAGTATCAGAAGCAAGTTTACCAGCTTTCCAAGAAGCGCAGTTCAAAGAACTCTTTGGAGCAGCTAAAGGTGTAGCACAACAACCCTTTGTACCCTATACAGGACCAATGGTTGCTGGTTTCTCTCCAGATCAATTACAACAGTTCCAAGCTACTAGAGGTATGTTTGAATCTGGTATGGGTTATGACCCAACCAAAGCTTTACAAGGCATGGCGCAAGACCAATATAAACCTAGTATAGCTCCTGTTACTGGTTTTGAAGCGCCAACTATACAAGCTACTCAAGCACCAGGTGCGGCACAAATACAAACTACACCTACTTTTGGTGGCGCACAGATAGGTCCTGTATCAGGTCCAACAGCTGCACAAATTGGTCAGGTATCTACTCCACAATTTAGAGGTCTGTTAAGCCAAGATATAGGCGCTTATCAATCACCATATCAGCAACAGGTTATAGACCTAGCAATGGGAGACATACAGCGACAAGCTGATATAGCGCGTGGTGGTGCGCAAGACAGAGCAATAAGAGCAGGTGCTTTTGGCGGTTCAAGATCTGCATTAATAGAATCTGAATCACAAAGACCTTACGCAGAACAGATGGCTAAAACAGCTGCTGGTTTGAGGCAGTCTGGTTTTGAGCAAGCGCAAGCAGCAGCGGAACGTGACCTAGCAAGACAACAACAACTAGGCATATTTGGTGCTGGCCAAGAACAACAAAGAGCATTACAGCAAGCACAATTACAACAGCAAGCTGGATTAATGGGTACAGAACAACAACAACAAAGAGCTATACAGCAAGCTCAACTTGGTCAACAAGCAGGTCTTGCAGGTCAGGATATTGCAGCTCAAAGAGCCGTACAACAGGCACAGCTTGGTCAACAAGCTGGTATCTTTGGCGCAGAACTAGGACAACAAAGAAATTTACAACAAGCACAAATGCAACAGCAAAGACAGATGGGCGGCCTAGATATAGCTGGTAGAGCGGCTTTAAGTCAGCCTCAATTAGAAATGCAGGCGCGTGCGCAGAGGGCAGGCTTGCTTGGTGGCTTACAGGGACAGCAAGTGCAAGGACTAGGATTACTAGGGCAAGCGGGTGCGCAGCAGCAGGGACTACAGCAGAGAGCAATCGATGCACAAAGAGGCGAGTTCCAAAGAGCGCTTGGTTATGGACCACAGCAAGTTGGTTTATTACAAGCTGGCATGGGTACACCTCTTATAAGTCAAACCACAACAGGTCAACAAAAAACTGGATCTGGAGATATATTAGGAACAGCTGCACAATTGGCAGGTATGTATTTTATGTCTGATAAAACATTAAAAGAAAATATTAAACCTATTGGAAAGTCTGAAAATGGACACAATGTATATACATGGGATTGGAATGATAAAGCTAAAGAGCTTGGAGTAAACGATCCAACAACAGGTGTTCTAGCGCAAGAGGTTATGAAGTATATGCCAAAGGCTGTATCTAAACACGCTAATGGTTATTACATGGTTAATTACGGAGTTTTATAAATGGCTTTTGATTTTACAAATCCATACGGAATGGTAGGTGGCCAGCCTAATATAGGACCTATAACACCACAAACACCTACAACACCACAAACACCTAATCCTATGGGTGGTGGAAAAAACGATAAACTTGCATTAATGCTTTATGCATTAGGTGGTGCTTTAAAAGGCGACAAAAACTTTGTGCAAAACACCATGCAATTGCAAAACATTCAAGACGCAAAAAAAAGAGAAAAAGAAATGAAAGAGAACTGGCAAAAAGTTCTTGGAAATTTAGAAGGAGATATAAATCCTACATTGCTTGAATTAGCAAGAGTTGTCGGTCCAGAAAAAGGCGCTGGATTAGTTGCGTCTGGCTTACCTACAAGTAAAACTGGTTCAGTAGAAAGGTTTGGAGTGTATGACCAAAAAACCAATAAACTTATTGGAACTGTATTAAAAACAGACACTCAAAGAATTGGTGAATTAGAATCACAGGGTGCAGTTGTAGGCGCACTTAGATCGCCAACAGTAGGTGGAAAAAGCGCTGTATCAGACCCTTTAAGAACAATAACCATGGGTGGCAAAGTTATAAAAAATGTTAGAGACAGCGACTTAACTCCAGAAGAGATACAAAAAATTAACAAAGCTGGACAGGTTATACAACCGCTAGGATTTACCGAAAAATTTGAAAGCAGTAAAGATGTAAACTTTGAACCAATTAAAAAGAAATATTTAGCTACAGAAAATATTATTGTTAAAACATCTGAATTAGCACAGAAATTTTATGACCAACCAACTTCAGCTTTGGCAGTTGGTAGAGGATCGCAATTTGTGGATAGCGTTATACAAAATTTAGATCAAGGCTTAAATTTAATATCTTCTTCAAAAGATAAGAAGTCTTATCAGTATTTGCAAAAAACTAGCACATCTTTATCAGGAAAAGATTTTAGTGATGCAATAAAACAAGCATCAGAAGATTCAGGAGTGGCTGAATCAAGAATTAGAGATTTGGGTTATTTGTTTGCAGCGGCAAGAGGCCAAGAAGGAAGAGGCTTGTCTGACAAAGACTTTGAAAATGCTTTAAAAATTGTTAGTGGTGGTGTTGGGGCTGAAGGAAGGGCAATGGTTTTACAAGATGTTTCCAACAGCTTAAGAGATGAATTTTATAGAGATGTTAATTTTGATATTCAAACAAGTGAAAACCAAGCTTATGTTAATAGACTACAAGGATTACCGCAGTTGCCAACCTTTGCTATGCCTTCACAAACTATGCCAATAGGTCCATCAGCAAGAACTCCAAGTGTTGAAGATCTTTTAAATAAATACGGCGGTTAATTAATGGCTACAGTAGCACAGTTAGAACAGGCTCTTGTAAAAGCAGATCAAGCAGGCAATGTTGAAGATGCAAAAGTATTGGCTAACGAAATACAAAGACTAAGGGCGGAACAATTAGAGCTTCCAACACCATTAACAAAAAGACAGCGAGCCGCTGATATATTAAAGTCAGCTGCATCTGGTTTATATAAAGGTGCTTCCGCTGTTCCTGGTATAGCTGGAGACATAGAAAAATTAGGACAAACATTTTTGCCAGAATTTATGACGAAGCCAGTTATAGGTGGTAAAAGACCAATTCAAGTATTTCCTACATCAAAAGATATAAGAACTGGTGTAGAAGCTTTAATACCTGGTTTAGAAGAATTAGGAAGATACAAGCCACAAACTTCTGTGGGCGGATTTGCGCAAACAATACCAGAATTTGCAACTCCAGGTTTACTAGGAAAAACACCAGTCGCACAGAAACTAGGTGTGCAGTTAGGCGCTGGCGGTGGCGCGGTGTATGAGGGTGTTGAACAAGCTACTGGTAGTCCAACCGCTGCGTCTGCAACAAGTATTCCAGCTATGATTGCAGCTGGTATTTTGGCAGGACCACGCAAATCAGCAACACTTGCAGAAAGAGCTTTAAAAGATATTCCTGAAACAGAGTTATTAAAAGCAATAGATTTAGAAGAAGCAGCAAGAGTTTCTGGGATTAAACTTCTTCCTGGAGAAACTATAGATGACAAAATGGCAGCTCAATTAGTTGAGGATATTTTAAAAACAGATAGAGGATCTTCTTACATATATGAAACCATTAGAAATAGACCGAATGAAGTAAAAACAATTCTTAATAAAAAAGCAAATGAAATTGCTGATATGCCTGAAAGCCAAAGAGCTGTTTTTAAAATGATTGAAGATACAGCCAAAACAACAATAAATAAAGCAAAAACAAAAAGAACATCAGAGTCCCAAAAGGCTGGATATAAAGTTTCTAATGACGAATCATTGTCTCCAAATCAAGTATTAGATGTTATTGATAATATTGATAATATAATAAAAACACAAACATCTCCAAACAGCCCAAACAGAGCCAAACTTTTACAAATTAGAAAACAGTTCATAGAAAAAGAAACAAAGGTAAAGGGACAAAAAGAAAAAGTAATAACACCAGTTACAAATATTAATAAATTAGATAGCACTTTTAAACAATATAGAGATGCAGTTAATAACTCTAACAAAGATTTAGTTGTTGGTGGAGAAAGGTTTATAGAAAAAGACTTAAGAGCAAAGCTGTTTAATAATGATGGTACAGGAGTACTTGATGATCTTAACTTTAAATTAAATACTAATCCAAATTATAAAACCGCTAACCAAAAATATTCTGAACTTACAGAAGAGTTAGTTAGCGTTGTAGAAAAAAATATTTTGCCGCTTTCAAAAAAAGGTTTAAATTTACAAAAAATAGAAAGCTTTGTATTTAATCCAAAGTCTGCAAATGTTGATGATATAAATTCTACATTAAAAATATTAAATAAAACTGATCCAGAGGCAGTTAAACAAATTGCTAATGTTTATTTTAGAAATGCAATAAATCAAACATTTAAAACCACTAAGGGTGGACAAGACTTTACACAAGGTTTCAAGTTGGTTGAAAAAGTTGTCGGAACAGGGCAACAAAGAAAAAACTTTTTAGCAGTCTTAGATAATGTTGCTGACGCAAACAATGTAAGCAGAAAAGATTTTAAAGTTGGTTTTGAGAATATGCTTAAAGTCTTAGAAAGAACAGGAAGAATTAGCAATTTAAACAAACCTGGTTTTGATGTTAAAGGTGTTGCCGCAGAAACTATAGCAAAAGACCTCGCTATGATGAAAACATTTAATCCATTGGTTAGACTGGCAACAAAATATGGAGAAATACAAGCCAACAAAGCGTTTGGAGATCTTGGAAAACTTATGTCCAACCCAGAGTCAACAAGGTTGTTGGTTGAGCTGGGAAGAACAAATCCAAAATCTAAAGCAGCCATAATAAAAACTCTTACTCTAATAGACTCTGTTGCGCCAATAGTGGAAAGGCAAGAAGAACAGGCTGTTCCTTTAGGAATAACACCACAATAACCCTATGCCACGCCAGTCTGAAAGAGTTGGCCGATCTGGAGAATACTTAGTAGCCTCGCTGCTTTCTTTATATGCTGATACTGTATTGATAGTTCCACATAGCGCGGAGGCAGACATCATTTTTGATGTTGACCATACTTTATACAAGTGCCAAGTTAAAACACAATCTAAAATACAAACACACAGAGTGTCATGGCAGTTTGATTTTAGGCGTGGCGCATTTACCAAAGACAGATACTACGAAGACAATGCTTTAGATGTTTATGCTTTGGTTGCTTTAAATCCGCAGAAAGTTTTTTTTCACTTACCCAACGGCAAGAAGCAGATGACTATTACAGACAAGAAGTTACAAGCGATGGACTCGCTAAAAAATACCGAAGATCTATTTAAAGAGCTTCGATGTCAACAGACACTTTAGGATTATCGTAATGCTTTACAGAGTTCATACCTAAAGATATTAGATACTCAACCACTTTAGCTGGTTCTTTCTGCTCACTTTTACAAAAGTCCTTAAACTTTTTAGCAAGATGCTTGTTTATATATACAGGTTTCCTACCATTTCTTTCTTTTAAGATACGATCATCAAACTCATATAGATTCATAGTTACCTCATTTATCTAGCGAGAACTCTACAGAATATCTACCAATGTCAGCACCCTTGGCATCAACACCATGTACCATCTGCAACTCTAAGTCTATAAAGTGTTTTGCTTTTAACAAGTCGGTTACTCTGTCAGACTTCTCGCCTTTGCTTCTGGTTATATACTTTAAACAACTACCTAAATTATAAGATAGTTTGTTTGCGTATATATAGTCTATAGGTTGTATCTTGGATTGCTTATAATGCGTTCCAGCTACTTGGTTGTTGGTAGCAAGCTTGTCTATAGCCTGATCCCATTCCTGTTCTGTTCCTATATTGGTATGTGCGTATATTGTTTTATTCATAAAAATTCTCCACTTTTTTTATTAGTATTACTTGTAAATTAGTAATATTGGTTTATTATAAACAAAAATATAAATAAAAGGGAAATTTATGGATATATTAGAAAAGAATTTTGACATATCAAACACCATAGAAGTTGACGAACTAGCAAAGCGTTGGGGAGTCAGCAAGAAAACAATTGATAATAGAAGATATAGAGGGCAAGGTCCTAGCTATTTTAAAATTGGTGGGAAGATACTTTATGATCTAAAAGATGTGCAAAAGATGGAAAACGATTCTTATATTTCTGTAGATGGCACACGCTAAACTAAGTCCTTCAGCAGCGAAGATATGGATGGCTTGTCCAGGTATGCCGCAACTCTTAGCTTCTATGCAAGTAGAATACAAGGTTGGAATACCAGCAGCGACAGGTACATTGATTCACGAAATGGTAGAGACACTACTTAAAGGAAGGCTAAACAACCTAACACTAGAAGAATACTATCTTGGTACAACACACCATGTAGAGGACTTTGATATCACAGTTGACCAAGAGATGATTGATTGTGCTAACACCTATGTAGATTACATAGACCAAAGAATGATGGACTTGGATGTAGCAAGACCATTAATAGAAGAAAAAGTTAATATGCCAGAAATACATATGGACCTATGGGGAACAGCAGATGCGATTCTCATTGGTAAAGATATGATTGAGATAATAGATCTTAAATCTGGTAAGTGGGCAGTAGAAGCAGACAACCCACAAATGCGTATCTATGCACTTGGTGCTTTATCCAGATACGGAGATGACTGCACAGTTCAGATGACCATAGTACAACCAAGAGGTTGGCACAAAGATGGTCCTATTAGATCATATTCCATATCAGCTATTAACTTAGTTGAATGGGCCTATGAAACTTTGAAGCCAGCTGCTGAAGCTTGCTTTGAGGAAATACCCACATACAACTATAGCAAAGACGGATGCCGTTGGTGTAATGCTAAAGCTGAATGTGATACTTATAAACTAAACCAAAAGGGAGAATAATATGGCAGATCAAGAGCCAATAACATTTAGCATCACAGAAGATGATGTTACTAAAGACTATAACCTAGATGACTTATCAGAAGAGGGTCAGACTGTTTATAGAAAACTAAACCTGTTGCAAGCGCAGAAGAATGAACTTGTAGCTAACGCAAACTTTGAAGCAGAGAAGAATGACATCTTACAAGCGCATTACTTGAATGAGCTTAAAGGTCATCTGCCAGAAGATGAACCTAAGATTGAGGTGAAATAATGTCATTAGCTGATATTAGAAAAATCGCAAAACTAAAACCACCTATTGTGGTTTTATATGGACCTGGTGGTATTGGTAAAACTACTTTTGCATCAAAGATGAAACAACCAATAATTGTACAAGCAGAGGATG